GATATTAGCAACTGAAGGTTATAGACCTAAAGGATATAAGAAAAAGAAAAAAGAACCAACCAAAGCTGGTTCTGAAGAATTGGCAACACCATCAACAGATAATGGAACTGCATCAATGGGTGCTTTTAATAATTATGGTGAAGAAACTAAATGTGGTAAAGGAGAATACTTCTGCAATGATGAGCAGAAATGTAAACCTATTCCAAAAGGTCATCATGTCATGCCAGATGGTATGCTCATGAAAGGTGAAACTCATAAGGAACAAATAACTTCATTCAATCAATTGGATAAGAAGAAGAATTGTGGTTGTGGTCAAACTCCTTGTATAACATATGGTAAGAAAGATCTAACTAAGGAAGGTGCTGCTTGGACTAAGAAGTCTGGTAAGAAAGAATCTGGTGGACTAAACGAGAAAGGTCGTAAGTCATACGAAAGAGAAAATCCTGGTTCTGATTTGAAAGCACCATCTAAAAAGAAAGGTAACAAGCGAAGAGCAAGTTTTTGTGCTAGAATGAAAGGCATGAGAAAGAGACAGAAACCATCTAATAACACAGGTGATGATAGACTGTCTAAGTCTCTCAGGGCATGGAATTGTTAGTCCTAAATAAAATTGTAGAGTATTTCAGACAATGAGTAGTTTAAACGTACATGACATAAATGGAATATCCACCTATGGTAATGAGGTGAGGATACCTTCTGGCAGTAGTCTCAATGTAGTTGGCGAAGTTGATGCAGCAACTGTTGACATCTCAACTAGATTGGATTTACCAGTGTGGACAAATGCAACTAGACCATCAAATCCTGCAACTGGAACCATGGGTTATAATGATGATGGTAATGAAACAAAGAGAATGGAGTTCTATAATGGAACTGCATGGGTGGAGATTGCTAAACAAGAAATAATGAACCTTCCCGTAACCACTGGATTAGTAGCATGGATGGATGGAAGTAGTTGGAGTTCATCAAACAATAGATGGGAAGATAAATCTGGAAATAACAATCATACAAGTAACACTGTTGGAACAATAAACACAGGAAACTGGACTGGTGGTAGTGGTGCTTCTGCTAATTTTCCTTACATATATGGTAATACTGATGCTGGAGTAAGAATTACAAACGGTTGGCCAAACGGAAGTGAATATACATTCTTTCATATGACCAGATATACTGGTGGAACTAGAGGTCGTATATGGCAAGGTCTTTCTGGTAACTGGTTATCTGGTCATTGGTCTAGTCGTCGAGGTGTGTTCTATCATGAAGGTTGGTTAAACTCTAGTTCACAAGGAACATTAGATAACTGGATTCAGTGTACTGACTCTAGACAAACCGTTAGATATAATAGAGGAACAGGATCTTGGTCAAGTGGTGGAAGTTATAGTCCAAATGGTGTTGCAATAAACAACGCAGGATCTGGTGGTTGCTGTAATGCTAATGAAAGAACCGACTGGGCATGTGCAGAAATTATTTTATATAATAGGACGTTATCATCTGATGAAATGCTTCAAGTAGAAAATTACTTGTATAACGTTTATAGATTCTCATAATGGAAATTACTTATATTAATTGGTTAGCGAATAAATTAGAAGTTGAAAAATTAATTACCGATGCTTGCCATGGTGATCCTAACCTTGTGCAAAATTATACTGACTTACTCATTCACGAATGTAATGTAATTAGAAAGGAAAAGTATCCCTCTATGGTTGAGTTTATTGATGCATACTATTGGGAGAGGAAAGGTAACCCCACCCCTATGGATAATTACATGAAAGCATGTGATACTGTCAAGGATAAATATCCTAAACCCACCACTTTATAGGAGACTAAATATGTCTAGAGTTCAAGAATTGCAAGCAGAACTTAGAGTTCTAGAAGCATTTGGGGAAACAACCCGTGCTACTATCTTGAAATCTATGCTAGAATATGAACTAAAGAAACAGGAGTTTAGTCATGAGCGAAGTACCAGAGGATCGTTTGGATCTTGATTGGATTGATTACGAAGGAGTAATCGGTTACGATCAAATTGAAAAACAATTTACGCTCCAGTTAAACCATCACATGCATCGGTTTGATTCCAAACAGGAAGCAGAGAAATATCTAGTGACATATGGCGACTGATCCTTCAAGTTTTTATCTTGGCAACCCTAACCTAAAGAAGGTTGGCACTGATATAAATTTCACTAAAGAGCAAATAACAGAATACCTCAAGTGTAAAGAGGATCCTGTTTATTTTGCTAAGAATTATATTAAGATTATATCTCTTGACGAAGGTATAGTCCCATTTAAGATGTGGGATTTTCAAGAAGAACTTATTGAAAAGTTTCATGAACATAGATTCAATATAGCAAAACTTCCTCGTCAGACTGGTAAGTCAACTACGTGCGTGTCTTATCTTTTACATTATGCATTGTTTAATGACAATGTTAATATTGGTATTCTTGCCAACAAGTTATCTACTGCAAGAGACTTGCTCGGAAGATTACAATTAGCATATGAGCAATTACCTCTGTGGCTACAGCAAGGTATTGTTGTGTACAATAAAGGTAGCATGGAGTTGGAAAATGGATCTAAAATCTTGGCTGCGTCTACCTCTGCTAGTGCAGTCCGAGGTATGTCTTTCAACATTATTTTTCTGGATGAGTTTGCCTTTGTACCTAATCACATTGCTGAAGCATTCTTCAGTTCAGTATATCCTACTATCACTTCTGGTACCAAGACGAAAGTAATAATTATATCCACACCATATGGTATGAACCACTTCTATAAGTTGTGGGTGGATGCACAAAAGAATAGAAATGGATATGCATGGACAGAAGTTCACTGGTCAAAAGTACCAGGCAGAGATGCTAAGTGGAAAGAAACTACTATAGCAAACACATCCGAAAGACAATTCACACAAGAGTTCGAGTGTGAGTTTCTAGGATCTGTTGACACTTTGATTAGTGCTGCTAAACTTAGAACACTAGTTTACGATGACGTATTAACAACAAATGGATCTCTCGACGTATATGAAAATCCTGTAAACGACCATGATTATATTGTATGTGTGGACGTATCTCGTGGTCTCGCACAGGATTACTCTGCCTTTATAGTAATTGATATTACTCACGCACCATGGAGATTAGTAGCAAAGTATAGGGATAAAAATGTTAGACCTATGTTATTTCCTAATGTCATATACAATGTTGCAACGAATTATAACAATGCACATGTATTAATAGAGGTCAATGATATAGGAGAAGCAGTTGCTTCAAGTTTATTCTACGATATAGAATATGAAAATGTTCTTATGTGTGCTATGCGTGGTAGAGCAGGTCAAGTAGTTGGTCAGGGATTCTCTGGTAACAAGACACAGATGGGTGTCAAGATGAGTAAGACTGTCAAAGCACAAGGATGCTCTAACTTAAAAACTCTCATAGAAGATGATAAGTTATTAGTAAGGGATTATAATATAGTGGCAGAATTAACTACTTTCATACAAAACAAGCAGTCATTTGAAGCAGATGAAGGTTATCATGACGATTTAGTTATGTGTTTGGTTATCTTCTCATGGTTAGTTCAGCAAGAATACTTCAAAGAAATGACTGATCAAGATATCAGAAGAAAGATATATGATGAACAAAAGAATGCTATTGAACAGGACATGGCACCTTTTGGATTCATTGATGATGGATTAGAAGATGAGAAGATAGTAGACAATGAGGGAAATGTTTGGACTATAGATATGAACAATCAAGATGAAGATGACTGGGAAAAATTCAAAGTAGATGAGTATGGAGACAAAGCTTTCATGTGGGATTATCGCTGAAAAAGCTCCAATTTCTAAATAACTATAGACAAAAATTGATTTATTATCAGGAGTAATCGCATGGCTAGCACGCTCTTATCGCCAGGAGTTGAGATACAAGAAAGAGATCTGACTATTGGTTCGATTGAGACGGTTGAAGTAAACGTAGGAGCAATCGCTGGTGCCTTCTTAAAAGGACCAGTATTGGAACCAGTTCGCATATCAACAGAAGCTCAATTAATTGAAACCTTTGGTGAACCAACTGACGACAACGCTGAAACATGGTGGACAGCCGCTAGTTTCTTGTCATACGGTGGAGTCATTGATGTAGTTCGTTGTGCAACATCAGGACAACTATCAGCATCAGATGATTCAGTTACTTCACCATACACTCTTTCAATTCCAACAAAGGATGTATACGAAGCAACATATTTTTACGCAAGTAATAACCCATTTAAGTTTGCAGCAAGAAACGTAGGTGCTGATCAAAACTCTTTAAGAGTAGCAACTATTGACCAAGGTGCTGATACAACTTTAACACTTGACGGTGCTTTAACTACAACGACTGTAGGTACACAAGTTCAGACTGCTTCTGCTAGCCCGAATGGATCGAAGTCTGGATACATCTTTGCATGGGATGGCACTAGTAACAAAGTTTCCTTGATTACTTCTGATACTTGGATAGCAACTGACGTTATTGAGAATGGTGTTACTGACCTTAACGTAACAGCTAAGTCAAACTGGTACGATGAGCAAGAAGTTTTTGCTGCAGTAGGTAACAAACCTGCACTTAAGTGGACATCAATTGCTCCTAGACCTGGTACTTCACCTTATGTAAGTGCTCGTGGTGGTGCTAATGATGAGTTACATGTTGTAGTTTATGATGCAACTGGAGAAATTACAGGTGCACCAAATACTGTAGTTGAGAAATTTACATATCTCACTAAAGCAAATAATGGTAAGACATCTGAGGGTGCTCAGAACTATTACCCACAAGTCCTTGCAGACAAATCAAACTGGATTTACTGGGGTTCTCACGAAACTGCATCAGTCTATGATGTAAGTGCTAACCAAAGTATTACTGGTGGTAACGTTGCAGGTACTAACAATAAAGGAAGTGCTTCCACAGTTACATTTGATCTTCTCGGTTATAACTCTTACACCTTTATTAAAGGTGCAGAGTCAGGTGGAGCAACTTCTGGAGAAATTATCTCAGCAATGCAAGAGTTTGCAGACACTGAAACAGTTGAGATAGATTATCTACTTATGGGTCCTGGTGATGTTGGATCAGGTGCATCTGCAAAAAGCAATACAAAAGCAATTGCAGCTGCTGCATTAACAATCGCTTCAGCAAGAAAAGATTGTATTGCATACCTCTCACCATATAGAGGAGATGTTGTTGGAGTTACAAGTTCCGCAACACAAGCACAAAACGTAGTAGAATTTTACGACACAATGCAAGCAACATCATTCGGTGTGTTTGACAATGGTTGGAAGTATATCTACGATAGATTTGCAGACAAGTATCGTTACATACCTGGCAATGGAGATGTTGCAGGATTATGTGCTGCTACTACTGCTAATGGTTTACCTTGGTTCTCACCCGCAGGTTTGAATCGTGGTGCCATCAAGAATGCTGTTAAGTTAGCATTCTCACCAACAAGAACTGAAAGAGATCTTCTTTATCAGAATAGAATTAATCCAATTACTTCTCTTCCTGGTCAAGGTATCCTTCTGTTCGGAGACAAAACTGCTCTCGCTTCACCATCTGCTTTTGATCGCATCAACGTCCGTCGTCTTTTCAACGTGATAGAAAAGACTATCGGTAATGCTGCGAAGGGGGTTCTTTTTGAACTTAATGACGAGTTTACAAGAAACAACTTTAAGAATGTTGTTGAACCATTCCTCAGAGGTATTCAAGCCGAAAGAGGTATCACTGACTTCTTAGTTGTTTGTGACGAAACCAATAACACTGGTGCTGTCATAGACTCGAATGAGTTTAAGGCTGATTTTTATATCAAGCCTGCACGCTCAATCAACTTCATCACATTGACCTTTATCGCTACACGTACTGGTGTCAGCTTTGAAGAGGTCGTCCCCAAAAGATAATTAATTAGGAGCAAAACAAATGGCAGAAGCCAAACCATTGGGACTCTTAACGTTCCAACAAGCAATTAGAGGTGGTGTAAGACCAAACCTATTCCAAGTAACTCATGTTTGGGATATACCTGGTGTGGTCACTCCATCAATCGCAGAAGTAGAAGAACCTGTTACTTACATGTGTAAGTCTGCTGCACTACCAGCAACTAACGTAGGTACAGTTGAACTTCCATTTAGAGGACGTGTTGTTAAAGTACCTGGCGACAGAACTTATGAAACATGGACAGCAACATTCTATAATGATGATGCTTTCGCACTACGTAGTGCATATGAAAAATGGATCGCAGTAACAAATGGTGTTGATGCTAACGTTGCAGAGACAGACATTAGTGATGTATTCAGAAACATTACCGTATCTCAATTAGACAAATTTTCTGGTGGAGCTAACAAATTAAAGATCTTACGTTCTTATGAGTTGGTTGGAGCATGGCCAGTTAGTGTTGGACAAATTGCTATAGCATATGACAACAATGATTCTTATGAAGAATTT